TGGTCAGACACCCCAAGTGGGCCATAGCGAAGGATACCGTTTCTGTTCATCCGTTGGACAGTGAGAGGAGCTTTCGTGGTTGGCTTGATGCCGTTGGTCAGGGTGGTTTAGCTATGACCGGCGGTGTACCTGTTTTCCAGGAATTTTATTCGTCCTACATCAGGTGTGGGAGGTTCCTGAAAAGTTCACGCACCGGCCTGTCCTGGGGTGTTCGATCGCTGATCAGGGGCATGAAACGACAGTATGGGGCCGTTTCTCCCCAAACGCGCCTTTCTTTTTGGGTGGCGTTTGGTGTTACTCCTGATGAACAGCTGTGCTTGGAAAGATTCTACAGCAGTGTTAGTATTGGTGCTCCTCGTATTGTACTAGAGTACCAACCTGACATGCCGCTGTAGTGCTGGTAAGACCATTGGGTCTGGGGCTGTAAAGAGCCCAAAACGTTCTCTTAGGAGGTAAATACTTACGTGCTATCCAGAATGCCGAACGACTGCACGGCGCTCGCCTAAGGTTGCCCCAGATGTACAGTCTCCGTTGAAGCCGGGGATCCAATACAGCTTCATTTATTCAACCATGACCAGTCGTTCTTCACGACGCCGGGCTCGTAATGCCCAGATTAATTCTCTTTCTGCCAAGCTGGCATCTTCTTTGCCGGCGAGGCGCCGCTCTCGTAGCCGTAGTCGCTCTAGGTCCCGGTCGCGTGTTCGGGTGGCTTTCGCGTCATCCGACCCTGGCACCACTAGAGCCACTAAGGCTACTGAGAGAGGCCTTTTCCGACGCAATGCAGATTTTATGTCGGAGGGGTCGGTCGTTCCGTATGATGTGAGGTTTTCCACGCTCACTAGCTCTCGGGCCAGTGCTGCGGGGTTGCCTCCCCTCATATCGGCTTACATCGACCCCTTCTCCCCCACTAGTGGGGGTGTCCGTTATCCCGATTCCTTTCAAGGGCTTTCTGACACCACCACCGTGACCACCGTCATCTCGTTGAACACTCTGCCTGCTGCTGGCACTGCGTTCACCGACGCAAATATGGCGAATGTGGCCACGCCTGATGCCGGTACGGGGCTTTATCTGTTTACGCCGGATCCTTCTAATTACCTTGTGGTGGGTAGCGTTGGTGTGGCGTCTTCTGGCAATCTTGTTGTTCCGCACAATTTTGTTTGGCCTAATGGTATTGTCTACACCGGTGCGTCTGGCTCGCTTAATGCGTTTGGGCCAGGCACTGGTTTGATTAACATCGACAATGCCGTGTCAAATATGTTGGCCATGCGTGCGCAGTTTGCCGGATTACGGTGTGTAGCGGGCGGTGTTAAGTTGACCTCGAC